ATCAAGGTATTAGTGCCTAGGTCAACACGCTTTATTCTATTTTCATTACTGGCATAAAAATAAATTAATTGTCCGTTAGCATAATCAGAAATAATAATATTACTTTCAGTTTGTCTAATTAGAATAGTATCATTACTGTTATCAACATAAGAATATGTTGTATATCCAGAAGCATCTGTTGTTTTATAAAAAAACAAGTATTTTAGATCTAGATCTTGACCAACTATCTGTTCAAATGAATCAGGATTGTCAATAACACCGTCATCGTCACTGTCAGCAAACGATAACTTTATTTCATTGGCGCTTTGATACCCATCTTCAAATTTAATTACATCACTGACTTCAAATGTTTTGTCATTTTTCAATGCAGTAATCAAACCATTGTCGGCATTGATGCCAAGAATGTTAACTTTGTCTTTAACTGCTTTTCCAGTTTTTCTATCAAAGGTTTTTTGATTTACATCAAAATAAAATCTGTTCTGTTCTAGACTTCTAAAAACATAATCTAGTCCTCTAATTCTTACATTGTAACTGTCTGCTTGTCTAACAAACGCTATAATCCAGGCAGTGTCTAGATTACTGTTAGTAGTGTCTCCAGCACGACCTAGACTGAAATCATTTAATAGATCAATGTTTGCAGATGTAATAATTTTCCAAGAACTTTCTATGGATTCATAACGTAGACCAAAATTCACATTCAAACTGATAAGATTGGTTATTTCATTTTCTAGAGCCGTTGGCAAGTTGTTGATGAATCTAGGAACAATGCGTGTTGCAATTGCTCCTGTAGGAACAACATCATTAAACACTATAGGTCCAAGTCCATTGGCCAGTGCTCCGCGACCGGCATTGGTCCCGTCTCCTGTGATTTTAACAACTTTAACCCAAATTCTATCTGTCTGTTCTACATCTGTTGCACTGATGTTAACAATTGCGCCCTTTTTAAAGGCCTTACCGGCTGGGGGTTCAAATTTAATCAGTGCTCCTGCAAACACATATTTCAAAGAGTTTGTAGTATATGTACCAACCTTGAACAATGACTGATCTACGTTGTTGACAAAATAGCCGGTGGACGAATTTACATCGTTAGTGGTCTGTGTCCAAAGTGTATTTGAATCTGTAAATTGTATTTTTGTAAAATTTGTTAGATAAAAATTATAAACATCTGTGTTGGTTAACAAGGGTTCTATGTTGTTTCTAATGTAATTTATAATATTAATTCTATTAGTATACTTGAAAGATTCTGTTCTTTCTGTTTGTTCTTTGTATATCACACCGTCATCGGCAAAAACATTTACACTTGAATATTTTCCGCTGGCATCAATTACATCAAAATTTCTACTGATGCCACTGCTGGTTCGGTTAATGGCTTTAACTTTTAAAATATCTTGACTGCTAGACAACGGGGCTAGATTATAATCTTCTCCGGTGATCATGCGATTCTGTGTGTAATAAATTGCAGGAGCACGAGCTTTAATACTGTCAATGTCTTCAGAGGCTGTTGCAGTGCTAATGGTATATTTCAAACTACAACTGATCAATAAATCGTGTCTTACGCCTGCTTTGTTTATATAAGGCACAGAGATATTAATTGCTCGCATTTCAGCAGGACTAACTGTGTAGCTTAGACCGTTACTGACTCTATAATATGCTTTGAAAGCTCCTTGAGGCAAGTTGCCGTAAGTGCCGTCTGCAAACACCAAATCAATTTTGTCATCTTCTTTGGTAATCACACTATAGATGTTTCTTATGTTTGAATTGATACTGTTATAAGCAATATTGCTGCCTGTGATGCTGCTGACTTTGGTCCATTCAGATGCCTGTGTGCCGTCTGAATTTGTGGCAAACAACCAAACGTCTGAATCATTTATTCCTGTGACGTCAACAGACACCACTTCATTGGTAGTTGGAACATCAACGCTGAAATCAGTTAATTCTAGACTTCCCTGTTTCAATAGCATAAAGAATCCAGTGTTAGCACTGGCACTGCCTTTGCCGTCTTGTCTATAGATAAATCCTAACTGACTACCCGGAATAGGAGGTTCTTCATAATAATCTTCTGCGCCAATAAAGCTGGTACTTACCAGTTCAAACGGCATCTTTCTACTGGCTACTATTTTTTCAAAGTTAAAAATTGGCACATCCGTAAAATTAGATCTAAATCTATACTGCTGTGAATCAATTCCTTGAATTGTGTCTGTGCCTTGGCTACGACCAAATTCAGTGTTGTCTGCCATTGCAGAATTCATAACTAGAATAAATTGCTCTAGCCAATTTGAATTAGTAGGGTCATTCCAGATAATTGTTTGGCTGGCCAGATTCTTGTTGTTACTGTCTAATACACCTTCTGTAGTAGACACTGTGTCAAATTTAATTAATCCCTGTGCAGGAATATTTCTTCTGCTGTTATAAGAAATCAGGCGTGATAGTCTCAGAACAGATTCTTTAGTTTCAGCTAGTTCTAAAAAGTTTTCTCTACTGGCTAGATCTGTACGGAAGGCTAAACTCTGTCCTAAAAATGCAACTGCATCTATCAGTGCTAGATATTCCGAACTTTCGATGTAATCGTTGAAATCTTCTGGGTAATTTTCACGAAGATAGGTAATAATAACTCTACGCAGATTTTCAAAATCATAGCTTTTAAAGTCAGCATTTTTAAAGGTCTGATAAATTCTTTTCCAGTCCTGGTTTAAAATTAAATTGTTCTGTCGAGACGTAGTTGTCATTTTCTTTCCCTATACTGATATTTATTGTAAAAATAAAATGCGCATTTTATGTTATTGTGTTATCTCTATCAAAATTCAAACGCAGGGTGTCAGTAATATCAAATGGAAGTATCACTATTTCTGCTTCTATACGTATACCCTGTTGTGTGCTGTCTATGGACACCGAGTTTACTTTTATACGTTTGTCAAAATTAATAATTTCTTCAACATCTTTGGCAATGGCTGCTTTTATTTCTGGGGTAAAATTTTCAAATAATGTATCCCAGATAATTGTTCCAAATTTAGGATTTTCTAGTTTTTCACCCTTTCTAATGTAGAAATGGTTGATGAGATCTTGTTTGATCAATTCTGCATCGTATAACTTGTAGTTTCGTTTGAATTCTTTAGAACTAAATCCTCTGTATCGAAAGTTGCCAGCATTGGCATTTCCTATACTGGCTTTGTTTTTTGCAATGACTTTGTTGGTGTATATTTTTGCCATAATTTATTTCCTTAGAAAGGAGTATCGCTTGGTTTTTTGTATTTGCGCCAGTCACCAGGTGGTGTTCGCATACTGGTACTTTCGCCTTCATAGCGACCATCTACGTCGCGATCTGTTAGATCCGGTTTGACTTTTGTAGCGTCTAGATTTTCGTGGAAGGGATATGGCTCAGCTGTGGGCATTCTTCTTACTATAACTGATTTGTCTACATCATCTTCGTTGGGTGCTGGAAGATCAGGAAGACTATGAGTCTTTAATATTTTTGGTAGTACTGCTTCTGATGCTTCAGAAGCAGTGGCGGCGCCGCCTGGTGCAGCGCCTGTAGCGGCCGTAGCGGCTGTCGGACCGTTCATATGAATGGTACTAGCTGTTTCTATATGATTTCCGCCACTAAGAATGTTAGTTGAGGCACCAGCTGTAAGATTATTGTTGCCGCCTGTGTTAATGTCTAAGTTACCAGTAGTAGTAAGTTTTCTATTTCCAACCACAGTATAATCAACATTGCCTGTTCTTTTAACAATTTCACTTCCAAAAATAGTAGAGTTTACAGTGGCGCCACCGCCTGATCCTCCGCCAACATCCCAATTAAGACCTTGTTGGAAGCTCCAATCTACTTGACCTGTTACCTTGTGTTTCCAATTGGCATCGTACATCCAGTCCACATTACTTTTTACACGATGCAAATAATTAGCATCAAATAAAACATTAACATCACCTACCACATGATGCGTGTATGTAGTGTCATATGTAATATCTACTGCGTCTTTAATATGGATCTTTTGATTAGCATCTACAATTAAAATATGATCTTTAACTACGTGAGTGTGCATTTCTCCGTTTACTTTGAGATTAAAATTACGTCCTGCTTCTATATTAATATCTCTGTCAGCAACAAAATTAAAATCTTGTTTGGTTCTGATATTGATACTGTCCTCAGCATAAATGTCAATTTTACCGTCGCTGGTAAATTCAATCCAGGCTGTGCCTCTACTGTTTCCAATGTAAATTAAATCTTCAGAATTGTGAAATAACAATTGATGTCCTGTCCTAGTCCTAATTCTAAAATGTTCGTTGTAGGGAATATCTTTTAGACCTTCAGGATTTTTTACATAGGTAGGAGCTCCGTCACTGGGCTTAGTTTCTCTATAGTATCTGTCATCACCGTCATCCATAACAAAATGTGTGCCGCCCAGTCTTTGAACCGGAACCGGTGCTGGAGTAGGACTTTCTCTATTTCCCAAAAACTTTTTCTTGCCGTTTCTGTCTACAGGACCAGGACTGCTCATTCCAAACACCATGTTTGGCACATCTCGTCTTGACGTAGAAGTGCTGGTGCCCCTTACTTCATCTCTAGTTAGCCCCTGAATTTTAAATCGTCTAGCAATAGGATGTACAGCTCTAGGTATTTTATCAATTTCTAAATTCTTGTCGCCTTCATTGGCTTTTCTATTGTGTTCGACAACTGGCAGCGGATGTTCTTCCTGCTGGTAGTCTTCGTCTGTTTCATAATTTTTTGTTCCGCCGATAGCAGGCACCATGTGATTTTGAAATTTATCTTGTACATTTCCTATCCAATATCCTTGATCTGGTTTTCCGTCTATGAAAAGCACAATACCGGTTACGCCAGTGTCAGGAGGAACACCCCAGAATCCATAACTCATCTGAGAATCATCTGCTGTGACATTTTGTCCAGTAAACTCAAAAGGTGTACACCCATAAAAAGGACTGGCATATTTTACAAAATATGTTTGGCTTTCATTACCTACTTGGTTTCCAGAATCTCTAATAAGCACAACTTCAAGGCCGCCTTGAAACAATAGATCTGCATGGCCTATAATTTTAGCCAAATAAGGGGCGCCGGTAAGACTACCTTGTGAATTTTCTCGTTGGTCTTCTCTTTTTTCAATCATATTATGCTCCCGGAGCGTTTAAGTACGTTCCGGTATCTCGTTCCGGTTTATCTGTTTTTGTTGGGAATACATCTCCGCTTCCGCTTTGATCTTGAGCAGGTATTCTAAAACCTGATATTACCTGTGTGAATAAATTGCCTTTAAATCTAGCTTCTGCTTTTGTGACCTTAAACAATCCACTAAACGGACTGGGACTTTGACCTTCGGGAAAATAATAGCCGCCGGGATTGGCGGCAGCTGCACCTCCAGCATCTGGGTCTGCAGGAGTTCTAAAATTTACCACCACCCAAATATCTGTAGCTTCGTGATTCATGGTTCCATTTTCAGTTACTTGATCATCACTGTCACTGTGAAAATTACTATATCCAACTTCAGGAAGGAAATAGGGATCGCCTAAAATTTCTAAATCTAGATTTATTTGATTTCCTACACTGTTGAGATAGGCCATATAAAATTCATTGGCAATTTTTTGTTCGGTACTGGTTTGACCTGACCCGCCTTTGAACGGAATATTTCCCGTGGCCATATCAAATTTTGCAGAAGCAGCACCTCCTCCTACCGACGGAGCTGCGGCTCCTTCGGCCTGTTTACTGGTTAGTGTGGGGCTGGGCCGAGATGTGTTTATAGAATTATTTTTTACACCTCCCGAATCTTCAACCTTGTTGGGATCAATGGCAGTGAACATCATATTTTTAATGTCAATGTTGAATTTAATAATATCTGTGTTTAGGCCTGTATAAATGTAATTATATTCTTTTTGTGCGGCACTTTTGCAGGCTGCTATTCCTTTACTTGTGGCTTCTGGCGACAGGTAAGCACTGTGATGTATTTTATAAGGCTGCACTCTAAAAGTAATTTCTTTAGAAAAATCCTTAAGTTTGGGATCAAGGTCTAATAGTTTTACATCAACATTGGTTTTCCACCAAGTTACTCTACCTTGACTGTCAATTAATGCTTCGTTGGTTGCTCGATCTCTAGCTTCCCTGGTGCTAAGAACCACTTGATCGATGATGTTTGTGATGCTGGTATCTTGACTGAATTGGAGAGATTTTTCTTTAGGGTTAATAGACATTTTTCCCCTAATAATTTTTCCGCTGGCTTCGTCGTAGATGTCTCCAGCACGTTTGGGTTTTTCAGTTCCGCCTTGACTTTCTGGAGTAAACTCTAGGTCATTGCCGGGACTGCGGCCATAGGGATTATCTCCTACAAATTCTATATTGTACTTGTCCGGATAGGTTTTTTTCTGATCTTTTACAAGTTGATCTTCTCTCTTGTTTAAAAAAGATACTAAACTAAACTCAGGATGATCTACTAGCACTTCGTTGCTGTTTTTGCCCACAAGTTTTACGTCGTTAAAAACTTTGTTCATCTGCTGAGATAATGCCACATGATTGTAGGGGAAACATTCTACCTTGTAGGTGCTGCCTGCTTCATTGACTGTAAAATTTGCATTCATTAGTTTTACTAACCAATTAAATGGTCCTACAGTCATACTCTCTCCTGGTCCGGTCCATCCTACAAATTCCAATCTCAACACATAGGCAGCATTATCAAGATAACTCTTGTATCCGGAATTCACCGCTGCTGCCTGACAGCTCTGAAGAAATAGTCCCATACTGTAAGGTTCAAATACTTCAAATTCAAGTTTTGACCAAGGTCCCGACCCTGTGCCATTGGTAGGAACTACAAAATTTGTTATCGAAAGATTGTCAATAAAATATTCAGGGGCACCGTAGGCTGTTTGTACTCTTGCAGCACCATCTCGACCTGCACTTGATACAATGACATTTGGCAACTGACCGCTGCGATAAGATTGAGAATTTAGCTGAGCTGGACTAGCACAAGAAAACGTAAACAAACAATTGTATGAAACAAATTGTTCTAAGATATTAGGTAGTGCCATGATTAACTTCCAGCAGTGGTTGATAACGCAGCATTAATATTGGCCTTAGCTGGACAGAAAATTGTAGTTCCGGGCGAAAAATCGTAGATAGGATCTTTTAGTATTGATCTGTTTCTTTGTGCAAATACCCACCACAATTTTGCATCTTGATAAAGATCAAATGCCAATAGATCCGGACGATGCTTGTATTGATTTTCAATAACATATTTAAAATCATCATCAGAGATTGGAATCGTCCGTAGAGTCAGTAATTCCAAATACAGTGTATTTTGTTTGGTTATGTACCAAGGACTAGTTTTTTTATAAATTTCCATATATTAGAAAGAAATGCTGCCGCCGTTATTAACATATGCGCTAAGATTAAATCCTCTTTGAGAACTTTTACTGTACACAGGCTGGCAAGTGATTTGTATAGTACTGAGTCTAGGCACGGATGCGCCTGCTGCAAGTATGTAGTGAACATCATCTTTAAAATCAACCTGAAAAGATTTTATCACCACAGGAATAAATCCTAATACTTCACCATATCCAGACAAGGTACAAATTGGAGGAGGATTTCCTTGCGGAGAACTATTCCCAAAAAACATCTTAGTCAACCCACGACCTAGAGCAATTGTGCGCAGCCAATTAGCAGCATCTTCTTCAGTTTCAACTGGAAATTCTCCACTAATACTAATATCATCTGAAGTACTATTTTTATACACAGGATGAGGGAAATTTGCGTGGACTAGTTCTTGATTGTTGTAGTTTGCTTTATTTGATAGACTGAAAGAGGGTGTTGTTGGAAAAATAATTTGTCCGAACATTGAATCAATTTTTATACGCCAATCACCTTCGTTACTGGGATATACCTGCACTA